AACGCAGAACCAAACGTCGTGTAGTTCAGTTAGTTAAGCGTCTCGCTTAATCAATAATAATAATTCCTCAACACTTATTATACTTTTAGAACCTTTACTTGAATTTTTATTTGCTTCTAATACCTGTAAGTTTGCGGGATGGTTTACTACATTTATTGGCAAGTTTGCATTCCACGCATCTAAAATACTTAACTTATGATCTACATGATAGGTTTGGCGTCCCAAATTATATCCTTGATCTTTAGCCCATATCTGTGCCGCTGTTCTAATCTTTCTTGCATAATGACGAAATTCTTTTGCAATTTCTGGTGTTATTAAACCAGATTTTTTTCTTCTAACATTTTTACTTTTTTCAATTGCATCTGTATTGTTTGCACAAGTTTTTAAAAATATTTCTTTTGTTCTCTTCTTTCGTTCTATTGCTTCGGGCCGTTTCCATTGTTCTTTAACAAAATTAGAATGTTTTTTAATATATTCAGGACAATTTTGTGCAATTGGCAAACACGTATATTTTCCATGTGTGTTTATAATTGTAGCCAATTGACCACATCCATGATCACACAACTTTCCCTCTGGTATAGGGTCGTGTGTTTTTTTATGATATGAATACATTGCTGGATTATTGCTTATGTATTCACAATATTCACATTTTCGAGGATAATTTTGTTTAACCCAATTATCATAATTTTTACTTTTCGGCATAATATTATTTATGCTTACTTCAAAAAATCACACGTTTTTTTCGCAAAGTAGATTCATGTGAATCATAACCAATAATGCGTAGGAAAAACTATGCGCACGTTTAAAATAATAACCTTCACTAGGTTTAATCCAAATTTCTTCTGCAATCTCTCGCCATCGTTTGCCAATAAGATATCGCTTACTTGGACGAATCAACGCCAATACCATTGCTAATTTCTCTAGCGTATCGGGAAAATGTTTCTGCACCGTATCAAAATGATTGTTGAGATGCATCAACTTATCAACAAATTCTTTATCTTTGAGCAAATTCCAATCAGGTTCTTTTGCGACTAACTCATCAAGATGCTCATTGCTCTTGACTAAATTATAGATATGCACATTCAACATATCTAATTTCATATAACCTAATTCTTCGGCTTCATTATAATCAATATTGGATAATCCTGTTAGCGGATTATAAGGAATAGTATTGACATAGACTCCAGTGTTATGCTTGACAACAACACCATCACGAGTAATACTCGCAGGAATATGCTTGATAAGTTTCAAGATATCCTCACGGTTTCCAAAGTCTATGTCAATGTCCATTATTTGAATCCCCAACGCAAAATAAACAATGCTGCATCTTCTTCATCATAAAATCTAATTCCCCAGCGATACTCTTGACCATTGCCAATAAACCATCTTGGGCTTTCATCATTTGGTGGGTTGGGCATATTCTCGTCAAGCCATATTCCAACTTCAACAATGTCATGATTCCATAAATCTTCGGAAAATTCAATATCGATATGACTCACGACCATCTCATCAAGAATAACATTCGATCTTCTTCATCGGCAAATACTAATACCATGCCAGTTTGCCAACTTTTATTTCCCCATTGTTCCCACGCAGGTGATACTTTTTTTAAACTAGCATTTACCCATGTTCGAATTTCAATTTCATTTGCTTGCCAAAACTTAACATCAGAAATAACTAACATACTAAGACCTTTGCCACAATTAATACCTGGTATTGGCGAAGGAACAACAAATCTTTGTTTTTCTTTAGTCATTAGAAACCTGCTTGCGCCATAATATGACGAGAAAGTTCAGCATCAGCCGTATAATCTTTTAACTTACGTTGCCAAAATTCAAAATCAATCCATGTTATTAGCATTGTAATTTGTTCTTCGGATAGCGTTTGCAACTTTTCAATGCCACTATCACAGCAATAGATTGCCCATGGTGAAATACGACCATTGGTAATATGCAATACCAAGCGATTGTTGCTTATTTTATTGAAATAGTCGTTGATTTGATTGCCAGTTTCTTCTGCCCATTCTTGCATAGTAATTACACTGCGCTCTAGCGCATCAGTTGAACTTTCACTGCGCAACAATCCATATAGGTATTCTTCATAAACCTTATCTTTGCACCAGTTATCAATCTTGATTTGATTCTTTAGCACATAATCCATAAATTGTTTAACATTAATTGCACTAATTGCAACACAATGCCGCCCAAACTTTACAAATGCATTGTAGAAGTTATTGCTACAAAAATCTTCATAAGTCTTTAACTTTGCTGAACCTTGAGTAAGTTCATAAAACCGTAACCAAGTTTGAAATCCAATGATAACACCTTTTTCACCTTGCTGCAAATCACGGCGCTTTGGCTCACATTGATGAACTTGAAGGGTGCTTTCACGCACAAAACCTTGACCACAATATTTGCATTTGTGTTCGCCTGATTTCATATCACGCCTTGCTTCTTCTGCAATCTTTTGCAATTCACTCATAACCATACTTTAACACACCAGTTATTCGTTTACAATATCATTGATGATATCGGTGGCAATTTCAATATTGCATATGCCAGTATCAACCCAGAAGGCAATAATTTGATTTCGTAAATCATCGTTCATCTTAATAATAGCACGACGATGTATACCAGACACTAATATATTACTGTTTGTCATATAAGATTGTGTTAAAAATTTTGATAAGGACATATCAGTAGTAATTAAGTGTAAATCTCTATCCCATAAACTGTTGACAAAATCATTTGTTATAAAATAATGATCTTCTAATTTGCCATGCTTAGATATAATATGCGATTGCATAGGATAAAATTCATTTGTGTGTGCTGGCACAAAATTTCCAAAAAAACTGTCAGGTGTTAAATTAAAATCAGATAACAGTACTACTTCCAACTCTTCAAGAAATTTTCGCTTAATTAAAAATGGCGTAACTATTGGTAATGTTTTAACAGACATATCAATATTAAATAAATCAAATACATATTTTTTCAATGGATAACATGGCAAATCACCTTCTAATATATCGTTGTCATATTGCGCAATAAGTTTACCATCATTTATAAAAGTATGTTCATTGATTTCTTTAATAAAAAAATTCTTTGCATCTAATATTACTATATTCTCGGCGTGACATGCTTTATGTGCAATAAGTTTAAGAACTTGTTGACGCACATATCCATCTTCGGTAAGATGACCGCTATAAATTTCCTGCCATCTAACAATTTTAACGAACCTTGCAAGATTGCCAAAGTGTAAACTAATATCTTCAATATTATATGTGGGATTATTAGAATTTTCAACTATTACAATCTGATTAATTGGTAATGATTGGCAAAATTTACTAACACTGTGAGCAAGTATCTTTAAAAGAGGATAATCATTTTCATAAACAACAACAAATAAATCAAACATAATTTTTTATACCGTTGATAACATCGGTTGCCTCGCTATAATTACATAGATCAAGTTTTATCCAAAACAATTTTAACTGTTCAATAACATCATCCGTCATAAGTCTGATAGACCTACGATGCACACTGCTACAAAAAATATTGTCACCCACCGCCCATTCCAATGTTAATACTTGTTCTAAATTTCTAGGAACTTTTGCACCATCAATTAAATCCCAATGAAAATCATTCCATCTTTCAATATCTATTGGCCATATTCCGCTATTATAACTTCCGCACTGTGGGTTGTCATTCGTAAAGAAAAAATACGATTCAAAATTGCCATATTTTTTTAAAATAAATGATTGTAGAAGCATGAACTCGTTTGTTTTATCTTCTTTATTATGTCCAATAATATCTTGCGGTAGATAATTGAAGTGTTCTGCAATATAATCAAGACATTCTTTTAATGTTTCTCGTTTAATAAAAAAAGGAGTTCTTACCATTATTTGACGGCTATCAGATGATAAATCAAATAGGCTATGTGTAAAAATTTTATTTTCTAACCAAAATTCTGCGGTAGTATCATATACTGCTCGTAATTTATTGCGTTGAATTATCGCATTTAACTCAACAGGTTTGACAAAGAAATTCTTAGCATCAAGAATCATAATATATTTACTGTTACAAAGTTTAAATGCATTTAACTTTAGTATCTGTTGAACATCATATCCATCATGCCATGGACCATCATATATTTCATTGTAATTATGTATGCTTACCTTGTTTGCAAATGAACCAAAGTAATGACATTGATTGGTTAACGCATCATTTATATTTTCATGATGATCATTGCCAACAACAACAATTTTGTTAATTGGAAAATTGTGACAAAATTTATCAATACTTCTGGCAAGTATTTTTAGTTGTGGAAAATCATCTTTACATACAACAACAAATATATCAAACATTTAATTTTAACTCTGGAATCGTATGATATTGACTAATAGTAAGATCAAACCCATTAATAATATCTCTATGTATTGGCAGTTCACTTAAATCATACGATGGATTTCCATGTATAGCATAACTGCCATATTCAGGATGATGACCAAAATATACTTTAGGGACATTAATGTGTTGCACTGCCTGATTAATGAATAAATGATGTGGATGACCATATTCACCAAAGTGATTATGAGTTAAAATAGTATCTGCTTTATAACAATGATAATCTATAAATTTCTTTGCATCGATATCATTGAATCCTATTTCCCCATTCTTTACCGATTTCCAATCGTCGATAAAACCACCAAAATTAGTTTCAATTCCACGAGATGTCCAGAAATTTTTCATTTCTATGGCTCGTTCATGTGGCAAGTTGTATGTAAGATAGCATATATTCCAATCCCAATCGCTGTGTTCCATTATATAGTGGTAACCAAAAATTACACAATCATCAGGATGTGCTACCATACACAATGCTTTCATATTATATTCCGTTTTTTTAAATAATTTAGCCAACGTTCTTGTTGATTAGTTGTTAATAATTTAAATGCAGTAGGATGAATACTGGCAGTAAATACTTTTCCTATTTCGGTTTCATCTTCTACTCGTTGCATCCACTCTTCAAAATCTTGTGCCATTGATTGTTCATAATTATAATTAGTAGTAAGTTGCTTTCCATTATACAGTATCTTAAATAAATTTTCTTTAAAAACCCAAACAGAATAACACAGAAATTCAGAAATAGCATCAGAATCAGGAATATTTGGATCATAAAAAAGACAATGTGTATGAAACCATTCAATAAAGTTTAGATTATCATCAACCATTGCTCGCATAGTAGGCACATGCGCCATAAATGGCACACCACCTGGACTTACCCATGAATCTAATTCTAAAACATTGTATACTTTTTTAAGATATGAAAATCCAGGTTGCCAATATTCACTAACTTTAACTTTTGAAAATCTAGCACGATTTTCTTGAAATACTAAATTTATATAAAATTTGTTAACCATAAAAGTTTTAGAATCGAAAATAAAACACCAATCACTTTCACAATTGGCAGTTCCTAAAATTTTACATAATTGCTGTGTATACCAACCCCATAATGTTGCTGGTGGGAAATAACCAATATCATTACGATGAATTACTCGCACTTTATCTTTATTGGTATTCCACCAAGATATATCAATATCGGCATGTGTTAAATTATCATCGTTTAAAATAACATAAAGATTTTTTACATTATCATCATTAACATAAGTTGAAAAACTTTGCGCTTGTTTTTTTAAAAAATCAAGATCATTACGATATACAACTGTAAGAAAGTCAATATTCATTTTGTTATTTCATGCAATACTTTGACACTATTAAGTGCATCCATCACACTAGTATTATTACTCTTAAACACTGGTCCCCATTCCTTCCAGAACGCAACCAATTCCATCATTTCAATAGAGAACCTAATATCAATATTTTGTCCACCATGTGTTTCTTGGATGTTAATAAACGCAACATCACCTGCATTAGTAAAAGCACTTTTAAGTGTCATTTCATTGCCTCTTTGATTTCTTTGATGGTTAAATCAAGTGGCCCAAAATTTGCATGTTTAACTTTATCTGCTAATAATTCTCCAAAAATTTTATTTGTAGTAGTATTCATATGATTTTTCATATCTTGTCCCTTTGTAACTAATTGATTCAATGAGAAGTTAGTATACATAAAATCATTATTCCAATTTTTATTTGCAACGTTGATTGAAATTAAACTATCAGAAAAACTTGGTAATAAAATTATTTTAGTGTGTTTATGAAAATATGTAATAATATGTGCTAATATATTGTCATAGAGAAATTTATGTACTTCAGTATTATAAAATTTTTCATAATAGTTTAAATGAGCAATGTTATGTTTTTTTTCTTCTGTATCAATTGGTTCTTTTTCAACTTTTCCTGTATAATATGACATATGTGCATTGCTGCAATATGGTATTCTTCTATAATTTGTACATGTGATAATTAAATAATCATAATAATTATTTAAAATTTTATGTTGCTCTAAATTGATTTGACTGTATGCCGACCATAAACTACTTCCTTCAATACTTGTATTTTTAAAATCTAATTTAAGTTTGTTAGAAAAAAAATGTAACCATGTTTCTTTATCATCCCATGCACTGAAACTATCACCAGCAAATAAAATCATTTCAACGCCTCTTTAATTTCTTTATCATTCCAACCTAATTCTACCAACATTGCCTTGAACTCAGGGTCAGGAATACTTGCTGCCAACAATTCGCAATCATCAAGTTTATATTCTGGATATAATTTGGCAATAATATCTGCTCGTTTGTTCTTTGACTTGCGAGCACTAAATGCCATCCACTCATGACGATGTTTGCCCATGTTAGGGCTTACAGTAGTCAGTAGCAGCCATTGTAGTTTAGGATGCTTACCAAGGTCAAAAAAACGCTTATTAACACGCTCATTCATTGCTTGCAGATAGTATTGTTGTAGTATTGGCTCACCCGTTACGGCACTTCCCCAACGCAACATAAGATATGTAGAGAACTTCTTGCGTTCTTCATCGGTAAGTTCATCATAGAAGGCACGATTCTTGGTGTCTAACTGTGCCATTTCATAGCCAATGTCAAGTTTATTCATTTTTATATTATACTACACTATGTTCTGGATGTCAATAGTCTCACTTGCACGGCTGATTTCTTTAACAAAGTAGGCACATACTGGCTTTGGTCCATCGCTTAGCGGAATGCAAAGTAGTTGACCATTCTTTAGTTTAGGAAAATACCAACGCACATCCTGATAAACATCTGTAATTTCAATATTCATAAATGCCGCACGGAATGAACTCAGGGGATTAAATGTAAATGCCTGAAATCCACGATCATTTAACTTGGTCAGTGGTAAGGCTTCCAAATCACCAATTTCTGCTTCACCAATAAGAATACGCCAATTATATGGCATCATTATCTTATGGTCGCCTATCTTTAGCATTAGTGCAGGATCATTAAATGATTCTAAAAATACCAATGGTAAGAAATAATAATCTGCTTCACTTGGGTTACTATTATCCAATACACAGAATCGCAAATCATCTACTTGATCTGGCAAGTTATTCATTTCAAATACGGTATTGTCTACGGTTAGTATTCTCATATTAAATTTCTACCTTTTAAGTTATCTAGAATAAATTTGTTTATTTCATTGTTTAATTCAACACATTCTAGTGGATGTGCTGATATGTTCCATTTGTTATCGTGCATGTCTGATTTACGAAAAGGAATATTACAATCATGCAAATGTTGATTCATGCACCAGTCAAATATATTATAAAATCCACTATCGTTTTCTATGTCTGATGCCACTGTAAATTTAAATTTTTTAAAAAGTGAAAAATCTGTAAGTGTTTGATTCCAAATAAGATAGTCATGATTTACACTGGTCAACCAAGCAGCAGTAAATTTAATCTGCTGCAAACTTTGTTCAATAAACAATCGGTTATTTGATTTAATGTTTACAAGATAATCTATAAAAATGTTTAGTAGTCGTTCATTTTTATCTATGTCAGAAAAATCATGAATACCATCATTGCCTACTAAATGATCATTGTTAAGCGTTGCCCACATACTGACATTTGACTTTGGATTATTATATGGAACATCAATACGATGCGGATGACTTAACCCCCATATTACCAATGCCTTTGGAAGTTTTGCAACCGTGTTATAGATATGATTTATAACATATTCATGAGCACTGCCACTACGATATAACATAATAGGTTCTGCACCAAGTTGATTGCATAGGTCTAGGTGTCCACCAGCATCAATATAACATCTCATATAACTATCACCACAAAATACTACATGACTATAACTCATTTGTAGATACTCTTTTCTTGTGTAAATGGATAATTGGCTTCTTTATAAAATTGTTTACGCTTAGTTAAGTGTCGTTTGGCAAACTTACAATCAGCAGTCAAGTCCCAGATTTGAACAAAGTCTTTGTCTTCTGCCTTACGAATGCCACGACCGATAGACTGAATGACACGAACGAATGACTTGCCAGGTTCAATAAGAACAAGGTTAAAAATACGAGGAACATTAATGCCAACCGCAGCCACTCCATAAGTTGCAACAATGATTTTGTCACTGACGTTAGCAATCTCATCATAGTGTTCTTTGCGTTTTGCATTCTTCATGTCTCCTTGAACAAACACACTGTTAGGCAGTCGTGCAACCAATTCATCGCCGCACTCACGGCGATCAACCAACACAAGCGTATTTCCTGTTTTAATAACTTCACTAAGAAAACTTGCCATATGGTCAAGACGATCTTTATTAGTTGTTAGATATTTTAGTTCTTCTTGATAATTTCTAAAATCACTGTGCTCAACTGTCTGAACAATGTTTACATGACAGTTAGACAGCACACCAGCCTCTTGTAAGGTGCTAGCACTGAGTTGACTGATAACATCACCAATTGCTACTTTAAGCGCAACTTGTTCAAATGCTTCTTTTGGAATAGTTCCAGTCAATCCCCAACGGATAGGAACATCGGCAAATTCAGTGGTAAGCATTGATTTGAGAACTTCTGCTTTTGCCTGATGTACTTCGTCAACAATAACTGCTGCAACATTAAGCATCATGGTCCATTCATTGCCTGTGCCTTTAGTGCTCTTGTAAAGGCTATTAAGGCTCTGCCATGTGCAGATAGTATGTGTGCGACCTAATTCTTTGCGTTCACCAAAATAAACGCCGACATCTAACCCAAGATTTTTATAATCTTCTTCTGTTTGTAGAACTAAACTCTTGCTAGGAACAATAACAATAGAACGACCATATGGCTCAACCATAAGGCTCAGGGCTGCTGTCATGATAGTCTTGCCCGCACCAGTGGCTACATTCTGAACACACTGAGTATTACCAAGAAACTTATTGATGATTTCAATTTGATAATCACGCAGAACAATTGGTTGTCCTGCAACAGGATGACCCTTTGGCCATGTCTTGTGTGCAAATGTGTTTTCATCTACTTCATTAAATTGAAATGACTGACGAGATGAACGGTTATCTTCTATCTCAAATTCCCAATTGCGTTCGGTGAGATATTCAATAATATCTGGAAGAAGGTTGATGTAAGTAGAACCACCTAATTGAAAGTATGCAACCTTACCATCCCAACGACCTAATCGCACACTTGGCAAATGACGAGCATACGGAACTTCATACTTGAATTTTGCAACAAGGCGGCGGCGAGTGTCCGCATCAAGTCCTTCAAGTTTACAATTTACTTCGTCTCTGATAATTATTTTGCACAACATTTATCTTAATATACAGGGTTGTTTGGTATAATGCAATAAAAAAACAGGGTGTTACCCCTGTTCAATAAAATTACTTTTGATTTTTAAAAATTTCATTCTTTTTTCTAATAGGTTTAAATTTTTTTCTAAGAAAATAATATTGTTATTATCTCGAATGGTATAACCTAAATTCTTACAATGTTCTGTTAAGATTTTTATACGATTTAATCTTTCTCGCAATGTCAATGTTGGGTTATCTTTATTAAGCCAATTATTTTCATTTTTCTCGTCTAAAATTAAATTTAATAAATCAGATTTATTGTATAAAAAAGTATTAGGTAATACCCCAAGACTTGAACCCGCAGCTATATTTTGGATAATGCTCTTAAATGGCAAATACCTATTAAACATTTCCAATGTATCCTGAAAATCTTTTTCAGTTTCAGTTGGATATCCAACGATTAAAAGTATCTCACATGCTATATTAAACTCAAGAAGTCGTTGTATAGTTACATCAAGATCAGCATTAGTAAATTTTTTCTTCATATGCAATCTAACTGTATCGCTACCAGTTTCTACACCAATAGCCAACCAAGATGCACCGCTATCTTTTAATAATTTCCAATATTCAAGATCATTATTTGTATCACGTCTTACTATATATTGACCAGTCCATTGAATTGGTTTATCTGCTGTCAGATTATAGTCTGCAATTATTTTAATAAATTTTTTAAATTCTTTTATGCTACCATTTACTAAACTGTCAGTAAAAGAAAATGTTTGTATATTATGTTTTTGGCTCAAGTAAATTATTTCATCTGCAATACTTTTACCACTACGGTACACATATTTCCAATGTTCATGTATATCACAAAACGTACATTGTCGCACACAGCCACGACTTCCAGTAATTGGTAGTCTATTCCTGTAACTTAAAAGATTATAATCGTCATAATTTGGCATCAATGCATTATCTAAATCAATATTTTGTAAAAAGTTATCACCATTAATGCCAGTATAGTCAGTATTTCCACTTAGTAATTCTACAATTGCTTTTTCACCTTCACTAACTATCCAATAATCAATTAGCCCACGGTTATATAAGCTATTAACCCAAACTTTTTTCCCTTCAATACCACCATCGCTTATGCCTTGTCCACCCAATATAATTTTACTATCTGAATATTTTTTTAAAAATTTACAAAATATTTCAGTGGCATTTCTATTTTGATATGTAAAAACACTTATTCCGATAAATTTAGGTTTATACTTAATAATTTCTTTAACCCAACCTTCAATAAGGTTCTCTGCTTGTTCAATTAATTCTGGATTAAATCCCTGTATAAAATAATTTTCTAAATTTGAAAAGTTAAAAATATTTGTTTTTTTAAAAAGAATATTGAAGTCAAACGTCTTACAAGTATATCCTGCATCAATTACATAGGATTTTAAAATTGCAGGTGCTGCTGGCAAAGCATATGATGTTTCGCCAGGCACTGACAAGATTATTAAATCCATTATTTTGTTTTCTTTTCTAGCAGTTTTTGTATGGTTACCTTAGCACCAGGTTCAGCACCATACTGCATTGTAACCAATCGTCTAGCACTTGTTTGATCATTGGCATTAACAGTTAAACTAAAATTAACCAATGGCATACGTGGACGTTTAATGTATCCGCTTATATCGTATGTCTTCATGCACCGTTCCTCATAATCGTTACTTCTGCAACACGCTGCCAACGGTTTGGCTGCGACTTACGAAGGTCTGCCAACTTAAGTGCAGTACGCAGTGACATTTCACGGAACCGCTTGGCATTGTCCTTCATAAACTGCAGAATTTCTTTTTCCTGTTCTTTGGTCATATCATAACCGCTAAACAGTGCACCGCTTTCTGCAATCTGCCGAATACGAAGATATTTATCGTGTTCATTATCCATCGTCAAATCAATATAATGACAACGAGACTGCAATGCACCAAGATGGTCTTGCAGTTTCTTAGAACGAATGTTCTCGAACTTCAAGTTAGTGATGAAGATAACGCCACCCTTGAAATCAAACTTGTTGGGGATGCCTTGCTTATGTAGCAGATTGCTATCGGCGTTCCAATGGATGGTACGGCGTTTGCCACTGTCAAGTGCGGCTTTGAGAATGTTAAGTGACAGTTCATCCATAAGAACACTATCACAATCATCAAATACCAACACACTACCAGCATCGCTGAACTCATACAACTTAGCGTATAGACCAAGCGCAGTCATAGCACCCTTGACAACCTGATACTTGACCTTGCCAGCAACTTCGTCATAAAGTGAATGCTCGTCCAACTTTTTATGAACGCCATAGGATTTACCCACGCCTGGCGGTCCTACCACAATCATGGCACGAACATCACCTTCCTTTACGGCAGTGGTCATGTCTTCAAGGATTTCAAACCGCTCGGCAATACGAGCCATAATTGCTTCATCTGTCATGCGAGTCATGGGAACACCCTCTGTGTTTGAGCCTATAACTTACAATAGCATAAATATCCATGTTGTCAAGCATTATTTTTTATTAAAAAAAAGGAAAGTTAACCATGTTAATTAAGAGAATTAGAACAAAAACTCGTCCATCCATCAATATTGAATGGAATTGGGTAGATGAAACCAATGAAATAGTTATACAAATGGATACGCTTGAACAGGCATTGCTTGATAATGGAATCATACATGCAGTATTTTCAACGGTGAGTGAGGATGAATTGACTAACACAAAAGAATTACAATTCACATCCATTGAAAATTATGTCAGTTACGAAAAACAACATTCTGAGTTGCAATACAGCAACGGAGATTTTATTAATAGTGTGCAGTACATGATAAACAATGGAATAGCACATACTGCATCTTATACTTTTAAACCGTAATTTTTACTTTACGTAATTTTCACGTGGATAACGTTCACGATAATGACGATCACCTGGTTCCAGGCTACGAGCAAGTTCTACGTAGTCTGGATTTTTGCTATGTAACCATGCTTCATGATCAAAACGCCAATGCTGTATAGTGGGATGCGGTTTAAATTGAGTATAGGCACGGTTTAACTTATCTTCTGGATGATGTAGCGCATCAAGTGTCTTGATATAACTTAACTTAGCCCACCAGAAATTGCCAGCAAAGTGTGGCCATGGTTCTGTACCATAGTTTGTGCCTACTACTTGCGCACCCTCATCAAGTGCCTCTACATTATCCTGCCACTTTTCAATGGTGAAGTAATTCATAAAGTTGCGCCAATCACCAACATTTTCATCGCCCCAACGCAACAATCCTTTTAGATGGATATAGCAGACATAACATTCACTATCTGTATTATTAGCAACAGTATGCAAGAAGTTAAGTGTTGGGTATTCATGGAAGGCAGCATCTTTGTTAACATTTACTAACTTAATTTTGCCATCGGTATCAACGATATTTTTAGATGATAACCATGCTTCAAAAGTCCAAGGTTGACCATTCATACAGATATTAATTTCACTGGCAGCGTCCCATAGTCCAGATTTGACAATCAAGTCCCATTGTTGGTCCATTACATTGTGGTAACCATTTAGTTCGTTTACGTGCCAGAAAACTTTAATCGGGGTCATATTATTACCTTGTTGATGTTAGGGGAGAATAGCGGAATCGAACCGCTGAATTCTGCGTGCAAGGCAGACGTGTTACCACTAGCACTAATTCCCCAATAGATAATAATATATATCATACTGTATATGCTGTCAATAAAAAACCCCCATTGTGTGAGGGTTTTTAACAGCATAACTCCTGAAAGTTATGGACTACTACTACGAATAGTAGCAGGGGGTAAGTTAGTTATAGGCGATACGGTCCTTTGACCCATTCCCTATGATTTTATTTAGCGGATTTGCAATCCACCAAAATTTCTTTTATCCATACCATAGCCACGGTCCCACATCTGTAGACGATATTCTACATCACGAATATCGTGACAGTCAGCCATAAACGCTTCAAACTTGCGCTGCATCTCTTCTTGAGATGATGGGAAAAGATACTTCCATACCTTATTAAGTGTGTTCATTGTTTTCTCCTTGCACTGCACAATTACTTATAATATATATAGTGCGTTGCAGCATAAAAACAAGGGATTTTTAGGAAACTCTGGTATGCGTTTTACGCAGAGGTCTTGACACTCTTGACCACTTCTATGAATAATTGCTTGAACTCATCTTTGGCTGGTAAAAACACTTCTTCTTTAATTTTATTACGCTCACGATAGTTAGAATACTTTTCTTCTTCCCACATATCATCTTGGGCATCAATCATTTTTTCCATTGCCAATAGCATTCTTTCTAGCAGTTCATCAGTTGTGGTCATCATTTTACAATCCTAATATGCTTTGACTGCGATCAATCCATTCTAGGACTAAATCACCTTCGTTAAATTTGTCAATACCATCTAATACAGCATCAAGACAGTATGGAAGTCTGCCAGTTTCTTTTAATTCATATAGGCTGCTGTACAATCGTGGTTCATCGATGGTTTTGTAAACTGCCACACGTAGCCAACCGCTTTCTTTATCCAATTGGAAGTTAGCCTGACGACAATCAAAACCTGCACTTGCTAATTGAACAATAAGACTACTCATTGTGTAAACATGATACATTCCGCTTACCATAGCAACGTTTACTGTGTTATGTTCAATATGACTATGCACAGAAAGTGAATAAGGTATTTCTACAACTAGCAAACCATCTTGACGCAGTAATTTATGCCAATGGAATAGCGTACCAACAGGATTCATACTATGATGTAGCGCATTGTGACACCATATAAGGTCTTGTGGCGGCAGTTCAACTGTACTCATATCCTCAAATTTCCACAACATTTTACCAGCAGTTTTAATTTCTACACTTGGAGCAACTTCAACCGCAGTAACATTAAAGTTATAAGGACGACCACCTTGATCATGTAGTGTTGCCCACCACACAGCATCTAATCCGATACCAGCACCCATAACAGCAATATTGCTCATGCCCGATAGATAATCATCAAGTAGTGCAAGATGGTTTAGGGTTTTAAGACTGTGTTGATGGCTTTCTTGAGGTGTCATTGGGTTTCCATTAAATATTGATATACATTATATATTAGGATATTATCATCATATGAAATTATTAATCACAGGCGGCAGCGGTTATATCGGCAAGTATCTTGTCAAGTATTATGCAGAGTATGGTCATCAGGTTTTAGCACCAAGCAGTAGTGAACTTGATTTAACAGACTTGGCGGCTACAGAACGCTATATGGCTGAACATCCAGTTGACTGTGTAATTAATGCTGCATTTTATGGTCGTGAAATTATTCACAATCCAGATGATAATTTTTATATTATAAACTCGGCAATGTTTAGTAACCTATTGAATCAATCACAACATTACAAGAAGTTTATCCATCTTGGCAGTGGTTATGAATACGATAACGAACGTAACATTGACTTTGCGGATGAAGATGATGTTCTATATGTAAAACCAAAACTGCCATATGCTGCGCTAAAGCACGAGCAAGCAATGCAGTTGCTTGAACGAGACAATTGCTATAATATACGACTATTTGGATTAACGCATTATAGCGAACCAAGCAGCAGGTTCTTTCAACGATTGTTAAATGATGACAGAGTAATAATCAGTGAAGATCGCAGACATGATTTTTTTAATTTGGAAGATTTACCAACTGTTATTGATTTAGCATTGAACAATCAACTTAAACACAAAGCAATTAATTGTGTGTATGAAAACAAATATACCCTAAGCCAACAAGCACGGATATTCTGTGAGATTAAAGGGCTAGATTATAGCAAGGTTATCGTAGAGAATACAAGCAGCAGAGGTTATACTGGTAGTAATTTGCGAATTAAAGAGTATAACCTGCCACTGCTTGGATTAGAACTTGCGTTCTTACGGTATTAATTTACGTAGCATTGCGGCATAGTCAGCAAGAACGCTCTCAGCACTATAATCACGATATAGTTTTTCAAGCGGAGCCGTGCCTTGTGCAATGATTTCACGGATGCTCTTATCTTCAATAAAGATACTTGGCTCAACATTCCAGAAATTACGGAACTGATGACTCTTTGTCATAGCAATAGGACGACGAGCAGCCAACGCATAGTCAGGTGAACTTGCAATACCACAACCATCAAGATAATCATAGAAGTAGCAGTTAATAGTGTTATGTGCTAACCAATCAACTACTTCATCTGTTTCCATAAGTTCATGACTAAATTGCAACTCAATGCCTGGTTTAGTAATGATACTCTTTACTTCCTGAACACGAGCATTAGCGTTGCTGCCAGCATATCCGTGAATAAGGTCTACATAATACCCAAATGGAATATGCAGACGCAAGATAGCCTCATCAAATTCTTCTTGAACCTTGTGAGCAAGACGAGCAATGCCTTTATGCGGCGGTCCAAAACCTTGGAAGCCAATGATAGGCTTGTCACCATCCTCATAAACATGAGTTGTGGTAGGCGGTAACAAACGATTAGTAATGAATACATGATCATTTCCTACTACGCTTGGATCGTCTGCAAGAATATATTGCCAACCGTAATGATTATGTGGATCATAATTGTCTGCAAGTGCCTGATACATATCATGCATAATACGAACCTGTGGTACCGTAATTTCACTGCGTGGATGTGGCTGGTCCATCCAAGGAGTAGTGCCTGGTGCATAGTTATAGATGATTGCGCTTGGTTGCCAAGAGTTATAAGCAGCCATTACATCGCTCCAACCATCGGTATATAGTACCTGAAACTCATACTCTTGGTGAGTAATGAGCGTGTTTCCAATAAGGTTTCCGATTAGTCCAATACCACACGCAGCCTTGTCGCCAAGGGTTTGTGTTACAAATAATACTCTAGGTTTCATTTTACTGCCTTTACTTGTTCTTCAATCCAATTATATGTTTTAGTTAATCCAGCATACAAATCTTGAGTAGGCACCCAGTTTAGTTTTTCCCTAATAAGATTGTTATTACTGTTACGTCCACGAACGCCTTGCGGTCCATCTATGTGTTTAATGGTGATTGTCTTGTCTGCAATAGCACAAACTGTTAGCACAAGGTCGTTAATAGAAATAAGATAATCGCTGCCAATGTTTACTGGACCTTCAAAGTCACTATCCATTAGACGCATTACGCCTTCTACGCAATCATCAATGTGAAGGAATGAACGAGTTTGTAAACCATCGCCCCATACTTCAATTTCACCACCTTCGCTTGCCATTGCTACTTTGCGACAAATGGCTGCTGGTGATTTTTCTTTTCCACCCTGCCATGTCCCATGTTCACCAAAGATGTTATGAAAACGTGCAATACGGTTGCGCATACCATACTGACGATTATACGAAAGATAAAG